TCGCACATGCTGGTGCCTGGACGCAACTAGTAGATACTGGTTCTAACTTAAGTGAACTTGCTGATGTTGCTACTACAGCACCAAGTACCAGTGATGTTTTGACATGGGATGGTGCTAACTGGGGTCCAGCTGCTAGTGGATCGTCTGGATCGTCTCTTCAATCAAGGACTACAGCATCTGCTTCAACTTCTTCTATTGCAAATGGTGCAGCTGCTGATATTACAATCAGTGCAGCAAAAACATATGCTCTTCAAAAGATTCAAACATCTGCTGCAGCATGGGTAACTTTATATACGGACACAACTAGTAGAACAAATGATGCTTCTAGAACAGAGGCAACTGATCCTGTATCTGGATCTGGTGTTATTGCTGAAGTAATTACAACTGGTGCAGCAACTCAAAAAATTACTCCTGGAACTATTGGATGGAATGATGATGGCACACCTTCATCAAATGTTTATCTGAAAGTTGTAAACAAAAGCGGATCTACACAAGCAATTACGGTAACACTATACTACGTTCAACTAGAGGCTTGATATGAACAGAGAATATGTTGTAACTCTCTACAAAAAAGAAGATCTGGAGCAGTTTTACAATGAGATGACTAACTTTTCATTAGTCATGAAGCGTCCTCTTAGCAGGAACACTCACTACATGATGACCGATGAACAGGCGGAGAGACTACGCCAAGATTCTAGAGTGTGGGGAGTTGAAGCAGTAGATAGTTTCCAAATTAGAAGACAAGCAACTAACAAGGAACCGTATGTTGTAACTGGAAATTTTTGGAAAGCAGATACACAACCACCAGCAACTATCAGTCCCAATGATTATCAGTGGGGACACATTCACTGTGCTGGCGATGTTGCACAGAGAGGTAAGAATCAATTTGGAGTAATCAGTTCAGGTGCATCATACGAACAAACAAATGATTCCGTAGAAGTTTTTAATAACGGTAGACATGTTGACGTAGTAATCGTTGACGATCCAATGTCATATGATAGTGGGGAGTGGAATAGTCCTACCAGTGGTCAATCAAGGTTTGTTCAATATCAATGGTTCAATGAGTTGAATACTATTGTTAATAATATTGATGATGATTTACAAGCAGAACCAACAGGAACAATTACATATGGAACTAACGCTGCTACACCAGAGTATCATGGAAATCATGTTGGTGGAACAGTTGCTGGGCAACATTATGGATGGGCGCGAGAAGCAAACATTTATAATATGGCAGTTACGGATCCATGGCCTAGTGGTCAACAAATTCCAGCTCTGCTTATTTTTGATTATCTCAGAGCATTTCATCTAAACAAACCAATTAATAGCGATACTGGAAAAAGAAATCCAACCATAACAAACCATAGTTATGGTGGTGTTATTCCAATGACAACCGATAGTGGTGATGTATTGACATTCCCAGATCTTAATTCCGTTGTCTACCAAGGAGTAACTTATAATTCAGGAAACCCAGGACCATCTGGGTGGACAGAGGCAGGAGTAGAAACAGACTTTGGTGTTAGATTTGGTGTTGATGTCATGCCAGCATGGAGTGCTGGAGTAAATGCTGATGTTCAAGACGCAATTGATGATGGTATTGTAATCATTGGTGCTGCTGGTAATGATAACCTGCTTTTTGAAACAACTAATGGACCAAACTGGGACAATCGACTTTCAGTTGCTGGAGTTGGAAGCTTCTATTATATGAGAGGTGGTTGGCCTAACTCCCCTGACAGTGGATCAATTAATGTTGGTGCCATGAGTAATGAAGCAGATTTTAGGCGAGCAGTTTTCACTAATTATGGTCCAGCAATTGATGTATTTGCTCCTGGACAAAATATTTTATCTGCTTATGGAAATAGTGGTGGTCTAAGTGATAGCAAATACGGAACTGGAAACTATTTTTTCACAAAAAGTGGAACTAGTATGGCATCACCACAGGTGTGTGGTGTCGCTGCATGTCTAGCATCAGGTAAAGACAGATACACGCAGAGTGATTTTATTGGATATCTACAACAGCATTCAATAGATGATGACATGACATTTGATGTTGCTGGTGGTGGATATAATGATAATAGTTCTGGGCAAGGAAGCACCAACAAATACTTACAATTAGAAAATCCAAGACCTGCTGCTGGATATATTCGTGAGCAGAAAGGAAAGAGAACAACGGGAATGACTTTTCCTAGATCTTCTATTTTAAATACGGTTATTCCTGCACCTGTATCACAAACATACACATTTACTGTAGGAAACAGTGGAGCTTCTCACTATACATTTACTGGGACTGACTCAACTACAACGCATAGCAATGCTACTGACCCAACAATTAATTGCAGTGCTGGAGATACATTAGTTTTTAATGTCAATGCTCCTGGGCACCCATTCTACGTAAAGACATCTGCGACTACGGGAACAGGTAATCAGGTCTCCACGGGAACCATTACTGGTCAGGGTGTTACTAATGGCACTGTAACCTGGGACACTACTGGAGTAACCCCAGGAACATACTATTACATTTGTCAGTACCACGGTGGTATGGTGGGACAGATCGTTGTTTCCTGAGGCATAAATAAACACGAGCACTAAAACCCATTTGGTTAAGTTAGATGGCTGATCGTTTCCCACTTATTGTCAATGCTGTTTCCCAAAAGATTGAAGAACTTGTAGCAGGTGACAATTTGGAGTTAACTGGTAATGGAATCATTATCAGTGGGGATCTTGGTACAAACAAATACCTCTACAGTGATGGAAACACTGTTTCTTGGAACGTTCCTGGAGATGTATACTTAGATCAAGTACAAACGATAACCAATAAAGTATTTGAAGACTGTACTATTGCTGGTAATAATAATCTTATTACAAATATCCCCAATAGTTCTCTCCTCAATTCTGGTATCACCATCAACGGCGCTACAGTTTCTCTTGGTGGGTCTGTAACTGTTCCCGATACAAATACTACATACACTTTTAGTGCCGATGATGGCACATCTGCTGCTCAAAAAGTAATTAAACTTACAGATAGTAATGCGTTAGTAAATAGTGTTACTCTTGCTGCTGGAACTCCACAGAGTGTTCCGTCTGGATCAAATCCACTTAATCTCGAATTGAATAGAAGTGGAAATACAATCACACTTCTTGGAACAGTAGTTGATAATAATACTGTCACCACCATTGAATCAGGAACTGGCGGATCACCTGTAAGTGGTGCTGTCACAATTGCTGCTGGTAATTTTACTACTGTCTCTCAAAGTGGCAGCACGATTACTGTTACTGGACAAGACACTGATACTGTAACTAAAATCAGAGCAACCACTGGTCAGGTTTATAATTCTGGAGACTTTACTTTTTTAGGAACTGGTGCATCATCAGTGACTCAGGGTGCTGATGGCAGTGGTAATCCTACTATCACATATGATTCAACTGATACCATAACTAGATTAAAAGGTGGAACGATTGGTTCACTTACTTCTGGTGACATTACTATCGTAGGTGGTAGTTCTGGAAACACAACGGTATCTCAATCTGGTGGTACAATTACCGTTGATAGTACAGATACAAATACTGTTACTAGATTTGCTAGTGGATCTAATGCCGTTGCAGCGGGAGATTTTGTATTATCTGCTTCGGGAGCAACGACTCTTTCTCAGTCAACAAGTGGTGGTGTAACCACTATTTCAATTAGTTCTGTTAACAGTGACACTGGTGCTTCACTCACTGCATCTGGTGGTATTATTATTAGCAATGGAGATTTCCAACTAAAAAATAATACAAACTTTACTAGTAATATATTACAAAAATGGGATGGTGGTAATTATCAGTTAGCAAATAGTATCATTCAAGATGATGGATCTACAGTAACAATTGGTGGAGATTTAGTTGTCTCTGGAACCAATACTATTTTAAACACACAGACGTTACAAGTAGAAGATAACCTTATTGAATTACGAAAAGGAACAAATCTAGTAGCAGCAGATGGTGGAATTCAAGTCAACCTTACCACTGATGCAGGTGGAGCAATAACCACGTATCAATCACTTCAATGGTATGCTGCTGGTGGATATTGGAGAGCGTTTGATGGATCAATTGATAAGAGACTTGTAACTGAATCTGATACTCAAGTCCTATCAGGTAAAACACTCACATCTCCAACACTAACAACCCCAACATTGGGTGCTGCAACAGCAACAACTATTAATGGTCTGGACATTACCAGTACCGCTTCTGCAACTTTGACAGTTGCATCATCAAAAACTCTACAGGTAGAAAGAGACTTACTATTTACTAGTGATAATAATTCTGCTAGTATCACAGCAAACTTTAGAAATGGTGGTAATGTAGCGTATACTACTGATACTCTAGCGACATTTGCATCTACTACATCTACGCAACTGCGTGGTTTGATTACAGATACTACTGGATTGGATAGACTTGTATTCCAAACTAACCCAAACATCATTAATGGTTTTACAACTACATCGACAGGTCTTACACTATTCAATGCAGTTGCCACATCAATTACAGCATATGGTGCAGCAACACAAATCAACATGGGTGCTGTTGGTGGTATATTCACTATCAATCAGAATCTAGTTGTCAATGAAGATCTAACAGTTGGTACTGGTATTTCTGATTCGATTACGATTAACGGCATTCTTAATTCTGAAAATGCTGACATCTTAGTGAGAGGAACTGCTACTGATCCAATGAGAATTGGTCGTGGTAATAGTTCTGTTAATACAAACACTGCACTTGGTGTGAGAGCAATTAATTCTGCAGTTTCTGGATCGCAAAATACTGCGGTTGGATTTGAAGCATTGCTTACAGCAAACTCTGGTGCTGCTAACACAGCGATTGGTAATAGAGCTTTAAGAGCAACTGGAATTGGAGACAACAATATTGCTATTGGTAGAGATGCTCAACTGACAAACCTTGAGGGTGGAAAGAATATATCAGTTGGTAATAACTCATTAGCAAGTAATACTGATGGAGATGCTAATGTTTGCATCGGACACTATGCTGGTTATGGAATCACTGGTGGTGTTGGTAATGTTATTATTGGACCATCTGATGATGAAAATTCTACTAACGCAACATTCGTTCCACCAGCAGCATCTGGTAACAGACAGTTAGTTATTGGATCTGGAACAGAAACGTGGATTCGTGGTGATAGTTCATTCTTGGTAACTATTCCAAATGACTTTGCTGTCAATGGTGATGCGGTAGTCAATGGAACGTTGACTATAAATGGCACAGTAACTAGTGTTAACAGTAACGTCGTTACAATTGATGATAAAGAAATTGAACTTGCATCTGTAATTGCAACTAATTTTAGTGCAGTTACTGTTGATGGATCTGATACACTTACTGCTATCACTCCAACATCAGGATTGATTCCTGGAATGGAAATTTCATCCACTACTTCTGGCATCAATGTTCCTGGAAATACAACAATTGTTTCTATCACTGAAAACACTGCTGTTCTTTCCAACTCTGTAACTGGCAGTGGAACAGCAAACTTTACATCTCCTGGTGCTACAGACTTGACAGCGGATCAAGGTGGTCTTCGTCTCAAGGGAACCACAGATAAGAGGATTTATTACGATCACTCCAGAACTGATAAGTATTGGGTGATGACTGAGAACCTAGAACTTCAGTTCGGCAAGAAGTTCGTAATTGGTAACCAGTTGATGATTGATAGTACCACGCTTGGTTCTACGATTGTTAACTCTTCACTGACATCTGTTGGTACATTGACTGGGTTAAATGTTAATGGATCTATCACCCTTGGTGGTGTGATCACTGAGAAAGTTGGAAATAATTACAACACCACACTAACACCAGCTGGTAATGTACTTACACTAGATCTTAGTGGTGCCAATACACTTCTTGGTGCTCCTGCTAACACTGCTATTAATGAGTGGGCTTTCACTAACGTAGGAGTAACTCAAGGACAGTCTAAGACCGTAACAGTTATTTTAGATGCTAATACTGCCGCTACATATGGTGATGCATGTAGTGTTGATGGTGTAGCAGTTAGTAATGGTGTTCAGTGGTCTGGAGGATCTCCACCACTTGCTACATCTAATAATGATGTTCTCACATTTATTATCGTTCGTGATAACTCTGGTATAACCAAAGTATTTGGACAAGGTAACACGGACTTTAGTTGAGGGTAGATAGATGCCAATAGGATTTAGTAGTGCCCCCAGAAACCTCTTTCTTTTTGGTTCTGCTGGCACGGACGTTGTAACAAACTTTTTTAAGACAATCAATCAGTCAGCAGGAACTGATGAAGTTTTTGTTCCCGATGAAATTAGATATAATTACACAGATCAAAAATATATTCTAGCTGGATCTGCAAGTGATAGTAACTCTAAATCTTTTGGATGGTTTGAAAAGAGAAATGATGCGGGAGTTGCTGAATGGGATGTAAGAGTTGAAGCAGGAGCAGGTGTCAATACAACTCTACGTGCTATGGAGTTGGATGGTAGTAATAATTTAATTGTTGTTGGTGAGTCTGGAAATTTCCCTTGGATTGCTAAGTATTCTAATGGTGGTGTAATTGACTGGCAAGCAACTACATTCTCTGGTAACGTGACATATACTGGTGTTGCATCTGACAGCAATGGAAACTATTATGCTTGTGGTAACACACCAGAATCAGGTGAAGCAGTAGCATTTGTAGAAAAATATGCTACTAACGGAACTCCTGACTGGAGTAAGTCAGCATTCATGTTGGGCAGAGATGTTGTCATCACATCAATTGATGCTAACAGTAGAGGTGAGGTTATTGCTGTTGGATATCTAGAAGATGATAGTGCAGATAAAGGATACATTATCAAGATTGATACTACTACTGGTGATGTCATGTGGGACAGGACACTAACTGCGTTTGGAGGTGGACTTGATGCACAATGTACGGATGTTTTTATTGACACCAATGATCAGATTTATGTAACTGCATCTAGTAATGCTTATGGATATCTTTTGAAATATACTGCCGAAGGTAATATGATATGGCAGAAGAGATCGAATCAACCAGGGGGAACGGTAAGCTACGACCAAGTTTATTCTGATGGAGGAACAGAACAAACTATTGTGTTTGCAAAATATAATGATGGAAGTGATACGGTTGGTGTGGTGAGCAAGTATACAAAGAATGGTGATTTGATTTGGAGAAGAACACTAACAAGTTCTTTTAATAATTCAGATACTTTTGCTAATCTATGCCTAGATGCTGACCCATCATTTTACTATTTCTTGTATACAGATTCACCTTTAAACGTATCAAATGGTACTCCAGATAAGTATACCTTTGGTAAAGTAAGTAGCTCTGGTAATGGTCTTGGAAGCTTCCAATATGATGAAGGAACAGGTCAGACTATTGACTATGAGATTGTAAGTTTCGGTGATATAATTGGTAGACTATCTGACGGATCTGTAACTAATAGTGTCAGTGATTTGATGACTTATCCTTTCACTGCTAACAAACTAGTCTTTGATGACCTTGCTACTCATGTCTCTAACAAGAAGAGACAGATGGATAGTGTTGATAGTTTTGAGTATGATAATGGTTCTGCTATTAGAATTGCTCCTCGCCAAGAGTTAAACCTGTTGGGTAATGTTTATTCTGGTAGTGGCGACTGGTTAGATCAATCAGGTAAAGGTAATGATGCTACAACATTATTTACAACAACAACCACTACAACTACTGGAGGGACAACATCGAGTGAAAACTTCGGCACTGGTGGTTCTATCACATACAATACATATGGAACAGTTGTAGAGGGAGTAACAGCAACTTTACCATACTCTACTTCAGGCTGGGATCACTACGACGGAAAGGTTAGAGACTTACAGAGTGGTGGATTTAAAATTACAACGTCCAACTCTGCCACAAATACTTTCTTTATGGGATGTTGGGTTAAGTTTGAAACCTACGCACAATCAAGACAAATGGGTATTAATCTTAGTGGTAATTATATTTACTGGGAGACTTTAGCAAGCGGTAAGGTTGGTGTTAGACATAATGGTGGTAACAGACAAGATAGCACCAGTGGAACAGGTATTGATGATGGAAACTGGCACTACATTTCTTTGTCTAGAAATGGCAGCACGTTATCTGGACATGTTGATGGCACAGCTGTGGTAAGCACTACTAGTGGTGTTAGTGGTAATAGTGTTCCTACTAACGCAGACTTCTGGTTCTTTGGCGGCAGTGGCACTTCATATAACATTGATGGTAAAATTTTAGATCCGATTATTAATATTGGTACTGGACAAACGGGTGGTTATACAACACCAACTAACCCAATAATTGATAGCAGTGGTAACTTCAATGGTGGGGGCAGCGGTTCTGGTCCATTCTTCAGTAGTAGTTTTGAATATGCTTCTCCTGCTATTGCGCTTGCTGGATCTACAACAACTACAACTACAACAAATGGTCCCACCTACAACGCCGCTGGATACTTTGAGTTTGATGGAACGAATGATTATATTGATTTACCAAAAACATTAGCAAATTGGTATGCTGGTCCGTATTCTATCGAGATGTGGTTTAGAGCAAATAATTTAAATTTAAATAGTAATCTTAAAGGACCACTCATCGGATTATCTGATGTTGATGCTAATGAAGAATGGTGGAGCCTTGGGTGGAATAATAGTAGTGTTTTTAATTTTTATTATTGGAATGGATCTCAACAGAATCAAGTTGGATCTACTGCATTATCAACTGCTACTTGGTATCATGCTGTATTCACTCATGATAGCGGAACTATGACTTTATATCTTAATGGATCACAAGATGCGACTGGTTCTGTTGTTGGAACACCTCAATTTGATATTGGATCTGTATATAATTTTACTCTTGGAGCATCTGCTAGTGGATATCATAACGGTGAGATTGGTGAAGTTCGTGTCTATCCAAGAGTTCTAACAGCAGCACAAGTCTTCCAGAACTACAACGCTACAAAAGAAACTTACACTAGTGTAGCAGCAAGCACAAACCCTGGTTTAACTTCTACAAGAACACCGTAGATAAATAGATAAAGCATAAAATAATTCCGAGGAACATAGGTAATGGCAAGGAAATCCATTCAGAGTAATTACTACCTGTTTGATGCTTCAGCGCGTGAAGTTATCATCCCTGGTGGTGTCCAAAGGGAGCAGTTAATTCTTATTACCAATGTTACTGATAACAAGGTAATATATAATTTCTCGGACCCCGAACTAACTGCTACTACCTACACTATTCAGACTGATATTCGTAATGTCACGACGACTAGAGTTGTGTTGGCATACGATACTACATCGATGTCTGATACTGATGACTTGCAGATTGTCTATGATGATTTTGAAGAGACTATCAAACCAGCAGAAACATACCATGATGCTGTGAACAAGATGAGGGTTTCCCAACCCGAGTCACAGATCGATACTGACTTTGAGTATGGTACTCAGTCTACCAAGTGGGAATCGTTGGCGATGATCAACAACAACCCATTTGCTTACAAATCTCAGATTCCATACAATGTTACAGATGTAAACGTTGTTCAAAATAGTAGAGTAGTTACTGTTGAATCAAATACTAATCCTGGTGCTGGAACTGCGGTTTATGTTCAGGATACATTTTTCCCTGGAGCAAATGGTGTATTCATTGTAGATAGTAGTAGTGCCACTGAATTCACTTATACTGCAAAGTATGAGTGGACACAAGGAAATAGTCAGATTTTTGATACTGTAAGAACAATTATGTATAGTGGCATTCACTATACTGGATCTGATATTGGTGGAACAATCACTCTTACTACTGGTTCTGGAGTCATGCTAGGATCAGTTCAGGTTGATTGTACACAAGCACATGGTTTGGAAGTTGGAAACGAGATTGCGATTGCTGGTTCTTCTGGTGGAAATGTAAATGGATCTTGGATCGTAGCGAGAGTAGAGACACCAACACGTTTTTATTATTTCCCTGATGCAGCACCTACAGGTTCTGTTGCTACTGGAACTATCAAATTGTATCCTAGACCACAAGGTAACTCAATTCACAGAGCATTTGATGGTGGTGTTAAGTTCTCTACCAATTCTATTTCAAAGAATCAACAGGCAATTAGACAGACCAAACGTTATTTCCGTTATCAGTCTGGTAAAGGCGTAGCATTCTCAACGGGTTCTATTTTAGAACCAGCAATTGAAAATATTGATAGCATTACATCATCTGGCACTACAGTAACCGTGGTTTCTGTTGATGCACATAATGTCACTAAAGACACCAGGGTTGATGTTCGTGGTGTTGGTGATAACAATTACAATGGTACGTACCAAGTTTCAAATGTAATTGATCCATTTACTTTCCAATATACTGCATCATCTGCTCCATCTGAAACAACAGCAACAGGTGAGTATACTGTGACTCCTGTTGGTGGATATGGAACAAGATTAGAAATCGGAATGCAAGATCAGCAAAATGGTATTTTCTTCCGTTATGCTAGTGGTACTTTAAGTGTTGTCCGCAGAACTTCTACCTTCCAGTTATCTGGAAAGATTAGTGTAACATCTGGATCAACTTTGATTAGTAGTTCTGCTGGAGTTAATGGTCAGTCTGCTAAGTTCTCTAAGCAGTTAAATCCTGGTGATTATATTGTTATCCGTGGTTCTTCTTATCGTGTTGATGGTATCATCTCTGATACACAAATGGTTATCTTCCCAGATTATCGTGGTCCTTCCGCTACCAGTGTTCCTGTAACTAAAACGGTGGAGACTGAATGGGCACAGTCTGATTGGAACATTGACCGTTGTGATGGAACTGGTAAGTCTGGTTATACTATTGACCTAACCAAGATGCAGATGTTTTACATGGACTACTCTTGGTATGGTGCTGGTTTTATTCGCTGGGGATTCCGTGCTTTAGATGGTGATGTTATCTACGCTCACAAGATTCCTAACAACAACCAGAACACTGAAGCATACATGAGATCAGGTAACCTACCATCTCGTTATGAAGTCAACACTATCCCACCACAGACAACTCTATCTAAGTCTTTCTCCAACTCAGATAGTGCGTTGTATGTATCTGATGCACCTACACATTTCCCTGATTCTGGAACTCTTCGTATCAAGAGAACAACTGCAGCAACAACAGGTATTCAAGAGTATGTAACGTACAGTTCAAAATCAGTATTCAAGCAAGATGTTACTGGTGTATTAGCTGGGAACTTAATTCAAGTTGCTAGTACATCTGGATTGACTGGTGGAGGACAACAAACAATTAAGTTTGACAATCCATTCTCTAACGTTGTAGCTAATAAAATTTACTACGTTGCTGCGGTTCCTGACGGAACAACTTTTAGTATTACTGATACACAAGGAAATTCAAGTGGTATTACTTTGACTGCACAAAGTGGCAGTGCTCTTTCTCCATTATCTCGTGCCGAATCTGGATCATTTACTGTTTCTGCTAGAGAGCAGGCAGGAAATAGTAGTGTGAACCTTACTGTTTCAAGTGGCACATCTTCTGGTACTGTAAGTTCTGCAACGGGTATTCAGAAAGGACAGAGAGTAGTTGGTTCTGGAGTTTCTAGTGATACTTTTGTTCACTCTATCAGTGGATCTAACATTGAATTGAGTAAATCAGTTTACAGTTCTAACCCAACCAGCATTAAGTTCCCACCACTTGGTAGTGCATCTGCTCAAACATTCACATATAACGCAGCACAACCAACTAGTATTGAATTGATTGGTGCTACATCTGTTCCACAGATTAGTCACTGGGGTTCATCTGTTATCATGGACGGTAGATTTGACGATGACCGAGCATATGTATATACCGTTGGATCTAGAACTGGACGAGAGGTTAACTCTGGTGAGACAAAAGCACTTCTCGCTATCAGACTGGCACCATCAGTTGACAATGGCATTCCTGGATCTTTTGCTACTAGAGAATTAATTAATAGAATGCAGTTGGTTCTTAGAACTGCTGAGGTGTCCTCTAACGGTGCATTTTTTGCTGAACTAGTATTGAATCCAAACATTACTAACTCTGTTAATTGGCAGAATGTTGGTGGCACATCACTAGCACAATATGCTGATTTGACACAAGGATTGGCAACAATTACAAACGAACTTGTCGGTGGTGAAGTAATCTATGGATTCTATGCTGACTCTGGTGTTGCTGACTATGACCTAGGACGAGTCAAGGAAATCTCTAACTCAATTCTAGGTGGTGGTGGAGATCAACTTGCTGCTACCACAGCACCTAATCCAACTGGTGTTTTCCCAGATGGACCTGAGGTTCTCGCTGTTAAGGTAACCAATATTGGTGGTGGTCGTGGTTCTAATAAGAGAGCAATTGACTTCCGTATCTCTTGGACAGAGGCACAGGCATAAATAAAACTGCCTAACTCTTTACTTATGGATAATCCAAAGAAAGAGGAAGCCAAAAAGGAAAACAAATTTGAGTGGGCGGATGAGGGTGTATCAACTCTCGTCCGAGTTATTATTCTTGGATGGTCAGCAGCAATTCTGACTCTTAATTATGTAACTGTTCCTGGTATTCCTCAGAAAAATATTGATCCAACTTTTATTGCCAGCGTTTTTACTGGCACTTTAGCTACGTTCGGGGTCATGCCTTCTAAGAAGAAGGATGAAAAAGAATCAAAGCAAGCACCTACATTGGAGAAGAAAGATGCAAAAATTGATTAATGGTGTCGCGTTATTATCTGGTTTAGTTTCTTTATCTGTCTTAGGGGGTGGTGCTTATCTTTACGTTCAAAAGGATACATTGATTGAAGGTGCTAGGGAGAAAGCAACTGCTGCTATCACCGAAGCAATCACAGAAGCACTACCAGGAATGGTAGATGCTGCTATTCCAGGAGTCCCTGAGGTAACTGGTCCTGCTGTACCTAGTCCTGTTATGCCATTCTAACCATGAATAAACTTAAGATCGTCGCCGCTTCAG